CTACGGGGCAGAGGGGGGGGGGGCAGGGGCAGGGGAGGGGAGTAGAATCTTAAACTCCCCTCCCTGTGCCCCCCTTGCACACCACGAATAGTGAAAGAATATATACGGTGTGCGTTCACACTCAGGGGTCAGAGTCACTAGACATATCGTCTTGAGGAACCCGGTTGCGACCGGGCAGGGGGGCATGGCCTATCTCCGCCTACCCCCCCATCGCCCAACACAACCGGGACCCTCTCGTCGAGGTCCCGGTTGCTTTTGGGCTTGGGGGGGGTGCGGCGGAGAAGGCTCGAGTCCATTTTCAATAGAGAGATACATGTATATTGATAACATGTATACGGCGTCGGCAAGCCGCCACCTGGTCGTCGGTGGCATCCTCGGATAACCACCTCTCGAATTCCCGATTATGCGTAAATATCTTACGCGTATGCGCGGGAATCACCACGTGACCATGCTTGACGTCCAACCCTCTCGGCTCGTCCCAGTCAAGCAAATGGATCACTGCAGTGGGGGGCCAATGAGATACGTCGAAATCATCAAAGATAATTCCTTTGCTAAAGTCGCAATCCCGTAGCTGGTCACGGTGAGATACGAGAGTAGCTTCAGGTAGTAGACTGCGCGCCCACTGGGTCTTGCCTCGTCCTGTTGGTCCATTGAGGTACAGCACACGCCAATTCTCTACAAGAAGTGGCGCATGCGGAAACTCGCTCACTGCGCGCGCAGGTGCCTGCATATTCTGCCGAATTTGGCGCAGACGCACCAATGCCCGGTGGATTTGTTCATACTTCGTAAGCAAATCATACGGGGCATTCTTTTCCAGGAATTCCATTCCTGCTTTGACATCTTGCAACCTCGCAAGCTCGATTGCTTCGGTGAATATTTCATTCCGTTTCCGTTTCCGATTATCCTTCGGCTCCTCTCCGACTATGAACGGAGTTTGGTCCTCCTTCTTGCAGTAATCCCAGTGAAACTTAAACCAATTTTCATAGGTTTGTTTCGTGGGATTGTTCGGCGACCAGATTCCGATATTTGGATGCTCCCCATCAATATCGAAATAGGTCTGGGCACGGAGGTCCTTCGGTACCTCGTACTCGATGGTCACATGCCAATGCAGGTGCCCATCCTGATGATGCTCCTGTCCTACGACCACTCGCTTCATCCTGTTTTGGCGGGAGAACCACTGCGTAATTCTGTCCCGACTCACCTGCGTTTGGCTGTACGTCAGGAAAAACCCGCGGGCTTTCAGACGTCCATTGCCACGCACGTTTCGATCAGAGAGTCGAGGCGGGAATTCTGGAATCTCCTCGTATTCAGGGGACGCATGGGGTGGAGCAGATTGTGCCAATGGCACCAATTCCGGCACCACTTCAGCATCCCAGTCGAACTCTCCTGATGGATCGTTCCACGACATTTTTTGTTGGTTTTACCCATCACTGCACCGACAAAGAACACGGTCAAAACATTTCATTTTTTGGACCTACAGTCGGCGCATTCTGGACGTCACCCCCAGGGGGGCTCCTGAACATCCGGGGGGTCACGACCCGTCACTGAAACGGACACGTACGTTTCCAGTGACCGTGATTGCGTCATCCGTGTTGTTCGCACCCGCGAGCAAAAACACGTTGTTGCTGCGCAGCTCCGTGATTGCTCCCGTCGTCGAGCTGAACTCGAGCGGGATGTTGCACTTCTTGAACCAGTCAACGTGATCGATCACGTTGTTGTACGCCGTAGACACTCCGGCGGGCGACACCATTTTGCGTACCCACTTCTTGAGTACCACAAAACGCTGGCTGTTCGACAAGTTGTGGAACGCCTGCGTCGCCGACGTTGACGTGAACACGTCCGTCATAGCAGCGGCAGCGCCGTTGGCCTGCTTGTCCAGTACGAGATAAATCGCGTACGTGGTGACAGCAGTAGCTCCGGTGGAGGGGACATAGAGTATGTCCCAGCGTCCCTGAATACTCTTCAGGACGCACTTGCGCCCAACGCGTGTACTTTCAGTCACGCCTTGCGGGATCAGGTTCAGCTGGCCCGTGGCCGGCACTTCACCTGTTGCGTCGATCGTAAACGACGTAGCCGTGTCGAAAAATTTCATTTCCGCTCCACGGCCGGCGTACCGCCCATAGGATCCGCCCGTGCGGTCATATCCTGGCCGAAAGTACTTGGCCACGGCGCTTGCCCCGTAGCGGTCAACCGCGCGGTCCACTTTCTGCATATAGCGCTCTTCCTTGCCGGCCTGCGTCCGGCGACGCTTCGTCGCTTGCTTCACCATTTTCAATGGTGTCTTCTTTTGCAGCACTGCGCCCTCCGCTACCTACGGCAGCTCGCTACGGGGCAGAGGGGGGGGGGGCAGGGGCAGGGGAGGGGAGTAGAATCTTAAACTCCCCTCCCTGTGCCCCCCTTGCACACCACGAATAGTGAAAGAATATATACGGTGTGCGTTCACAC